CAAAAACTCGTGTGACGTGGACGATCCCTTTTGGAAAAGTGAAGCCGATAAATGGGATGGCCTCTTTGATGAACATTACGTAGCGCTCGATGATACGAGTTATCAGGTGGGGGATGTACCAGAGCGTGTCGAAAAGGCGATCATTCGAATCAAATACTGGTACAATGATAAGTTGTACAAGTATTTAACATACGACACGAAACACGAATGGCCACCTAAACAGGGGAAGGATATAGTATTCAATGTACCACTCGTATCAGCTCATTTAGTAGACGCGGACGATAAACCCGTAAAGGATATATTGGGCAAAGTGAAACGGTACGCGGGTCCTCGAGGCGATTTTCATGGTGAAAAGGTGAAGATAAGTGACATGTTATATTACGATATGGATACACTAAAAACTATGTACCCCGCCATAAAATTACGGAATATTTTCGGTAAAGTCAAAATTGTGAGTACAATCACCGGCTATGTTACTGATCTTTTTGTTCTTTAGTGGCGAGATAGAATTTAAGATCGCCGAGATTGGCGACGTTATATTTAAGAATCAAAAAACGATTTAATTCTTCTTGCATGATCTGCACAGTAGAACACATACTGGTCGCTTTAGTAAATATATTCATGTACCGAAGAGAATACATACCCGAAATATTCGGACTCTCTTCCGTACACTGAATCTCGGTCTCTTGATTTGCAAAGTCACCCTCGCATTTTAAACGAAACGTGTGTCCGTCGCGCGTGATTTCTATATCACCGCCGATGTTGTACATATCTCTACATATTCTCTGAAAGTCAACAGATGGCATCGGTGTTATCGTGGTCATGTTCATTTCGGGTACCTCTATTTGATTTTCGTTTATATCGAGCAGTTTGAGTGCAAATTTAGTGCACGTCTTCTTAGTTTCATTGTGAATTTCGATGTCCATGTACTCCCTAGATTTTATAGACATGATGAGAACATCATTATTCGTTATTGATTTGAGAAGTTTGAACGTATTCGTCACGTTTATTCCGGCGACGATTTCATTTTCGCAGGAATATTCCTCAAAGTTATCCGCCGCGAGAAACATATCAACGAGCGATGTGCGCGCGGTGTCTAACGTCGTGATGTAAAGCCCGGATGGTTTGAAATATATGTTTACGTCATTGAGTATATCTTTAAGAACCTCAAATGTTGATTTTATAGCACTCGCCTGGATTGTAGCGAGTTTCATCATACCTGTATCTTACGAGTCTTATTTCTTTATGTTATTACTATACGTCTGGGATACATCTCGATTTATCTTTTCTTCGAGTTCTGGTGTCATCGCGGGCTGAAGTGTGCGCCCGTAATCATCGAGACCAAATATATCGGAATTCGACTGGCCGTCTAAAGTCGTCATGGAACATCCACCGAATCCACACGAATCGACGTCGTTGTTAGGCAGTAGCGACTCGAGCCAGTTTTTTATTTCATTGCCGACGAGAAACTTACCATTCTTCGTCAACATCGTCGGCACGCGCGTTATTTTGTGTGCATACTGTGGTGGAATACCTCGCTCGTTTATGTTATGATAATTCACGAGCTGTGTGAGCTGGGGTTGTCTCTTAATGAAATCGATAATGTCTAGACTGTGACTACACCGTGGACTGTATATCAGCAGCGACATTTAAAATACCGCGGTAAAAATTTGTCGTAAAAAGGGCGCACCCATTATATTAATTCTCTGTGTAATGTAATGAAAAATAAGGTCATCATTCCCATACGATCAAATGGTAAGTTAAGTAAACACGGATACGAAGACGTGCGTGAAAAATCGGAGCTCGCGAGACATCGCGCGCTCGGAAAGTTCATTCGCGCGGGGGAACCACCACTCGGTGTTTTTCGGCGTCTTAACGTGCTCATGATATTATTTAGAACCACGAATCCCAAATTATCTAAAATTTTTAAGGCGGATCGAGACTGGGTAAAGAAAACGTACATGTGATTTATATGAACGATCCACTTTTCTGGAGTTTTTTTCAAAATTTTTATGCGTGTATATTAATAATGATTCCAAGGTGGGTATCGTTACTCGCATTGATTGTGCTCGTGCTTTTCCTGATGTCCAGGCGAACAGAGATGTTCATGACTAAAGATGCGACATCCGACGTAGACGAAGGTGTTCTCGATTTGTCCGCATACGAACGACTGGAAAACGTTAAAGTTTCAAACAGCGTGATGGAACAAATCGTGCTTTCGGTAAACAAACGCATCCAGGAACTGACGGGTCTTTGTACATACATCATAGACACACACGAAGTTCGTAAATACAAACACAAACAAACCGGTGATGAAGTGTATCGATGCCGTTTTATGGTGCTTAAACACGGTGGATTTCCATACGCGTTCGCCGTGACTTCTGATGTTCGGATCATGAATGACCCAGATCGCGTGAACTGGAACGATTTCAACATGCAAGCCACGCTTCGAACACTCGGTGTGTCCCAGAGCGATGTCGATTCAGCGATGATAGATGCCCCCATCGAATTCATCGATGAAGAGACGGGTAAAGTTGATGTGACTAAGCTCATCATCGCCAAATACATGAAAGAAGTGAGTAAAGCGAACCCCCTCGTCGTCGTCATATCTCTCAGAACACAACCCATCGATGTGAACAAGCCCACGGACACTAAAATGTTCACCACCGACAAAGATATACGCGAATTCGAAGATTTTGATAAAATTCGCGAGAACCACATTAACTACATAAAAAGCAAGCCCATCATCGAAAAACAAATACTCACATCCACAGAAATGTACGGCCGCCCAAAAATTCTCGAAAATAATTAATTGATTTAATCTAATGATCAGTGTCGATGAATTGTCAAAGATATCTGAAAAACGGAACAAATTACGAAAAGAAACGTATGTGAAAATATACGAACAGATATCAAAGAAAATCAGGCAAAGTGCAGAATTCGGAAATAAATTTTTACTCGTATCCGTACCGTCATTCGTGGTTGGTTTCCCGGCGTTCGATAGACTCAAAGCCGTGCATTACATAAAACGCCAACTCGATCTGGGTGGGTTTTACACCAGACTCGTCGGAGACTACGAAATATATGTATCGTGGACGTACAAAAAGAAAACGAATAAATCTGAAAAACATGAATCGATCGAAGAATTCGGTGATTTTCCTTCATTCGTCAATCTGAAGAAAGTTGCTAATAAATACAGGGTAAATGCGGGAAAAGGCTCGTAAAAAAATTTCACTCTATCATAAATGGATAATCTCAATGTACTCGTAGAAGCTAAACGCGAGTATCTGGGACAATTGTCTCATCTGATGTGTCCAGTTATGATCGAAACATTTGATAAAATATTTGAAGAGGCGTACACCATGTCTAAGGGTAGAAAGGTGTTGATCATGTTTCAAAAGCTACTCAAGGAAGTTCCGAATTGGAACGAGGGCATGTCTAAGCAGCACACCGATAACATCGCAAATAGGTGTGCGTGGTTTAATGATCTCCTCGCCGCGGTGTTCGTGAGTTGTGTGAAGATTCTTTCGTCAGTCCGACTTGGGAAGGATAATAAAAAGATATCGCTCAAATTGCCGACGAACGAGACGTTCATACAGACGTGTTACAATAACATCGCGAAGGATATCTACAAAGATCCATACATCTTTACCGAAAGTCAGAACGAACACACGAGAGATGAACAACTGTTCCAACGATTCAGTGCCGTGATCGAGGCGTCCGTTCGAGAACTCATTCCAGTACAACAAATACTGCAAACATACATGTCGAATGAAAATGAAGACATCGATGTCGGAGGTGAAGCGACCGACGCAGAAGACCCAGAATTTGTCGACGACTACACTCACCCAGAACCAGAACCAGAACCGGAAGCTGAACCCGAAATGCAGGAAGAACCCGAACCCATGGGTATGGAACCGGAATCCAGTGAAATTCAACAGCCAGAACCCGAACAATCTCCGTTTGATAATGAATTTAAGACCATATCTACTCAACCAGTTCAACCCGTGGAAGAACCCGAAGAGGGGGATGAAGAACCCGTCCTATTCCCAGACGCATCTGAAACCCGCGCAAAAAAAGTTGGCTATAATTAAATGGAGTTCGAAGACTATCTGAGAGATCCAGCGTGGGCCGCCATCATAGCAGGTATCATCACGGCGGGATACATTCACATTAAATCCAAGCTCAACAACGAAGGTAAACTCCCAGCGAGTGCTTATTCCAAACCCGCATTTTTGAACGCGATTCTCGTTTTTTTCATAGTATCAAATGGTATAGGTGGTAAGGAAACCATATCGACAGAACCATTCGCTTAAAGACAAAGTGAGTAGAGAACATAGTAAATATGAGTTCTGTGAATGCTTTCAATGATATGATGGGCCAATTTCTTGCGGAACTTCACAAGACGTTTCCAGAAGAAAAGGGTATCAAGAAGTGTATGTCCGGGTTTGAAATTATGCGAACCTCCAATCCACGCCTCGTCGTAGATGGGTTCATGGCGAGCGTGACCCCGTTCGCCGAGCAGATTTCTTCGAAGGATGATGCATTCTTTCTCAATGAAGCTAAAAATCTTGATTTCTTGAAAGATGTGAAGATTGAGGAAAAGTGGGCGTCTATCTCGAGTCAGACAAAGGAGGCCGTGTGGCAATATGTCCAGACGCTCTACATGCTCGGCACGACGATCAGTTCTATCCCAGCGGACACACTCTCTATGATTGAAAAGGTCGCGAAGGAGTGCGCCGACAAACTCGAAGGTCAAGACGGTGGAATCGATGAAGCCGCACTCATGAAGACCATGCAGGGTATGCTAGGGGGTATCTTGAAAAAATAAAACTAATATATATTAAATGAGCTCTTGGTTTAGAGATCCAAAGCAACTCGTTGATGATAAAAAAATCCTTGAATTTTGGCCCACCAACATACAGACCTCAGCACAGCGCGTCAATGCCGGCTCGAGATTTATTATTTATGCGGCGTGCATCCATTACCTCATCAAACGGGATGTCAGAATTTTCGTTCTCGCGGCGACCGCATTGGGAGTTCTTTATGTTATGGATCGGTCGGGTATGGTGAAAGAGTGTGCATCGTGGGGTGTTGAACGTTACGAGACTATAGGCGATGCGTGTCAATTGCCAACGATGGATAATCCAATGGCAAATGTTCTCATGGGTGATGAACCAAACAGGTTACCAGCGTGTAAGTATGAAACCGTAAAAGCTGATGTCGATGCATTCATTGTGGGTGACACCCCATTCGGACCGGCTCGATCCCGATCGACGCTCCCAATGTATCAACAAAACGCACTCGCGAGGCAATTTGTGTCCGGTCCAGTGACCACGATTCCAGGTGATCAGACCAAATTTGCTGAATATCTTTATGGTAAGAAGGGTGCACCCATGTGCAAGAGTGACGGATCAATGTGTGATCCAAATGCACGTGGGGTCCAACTCGAAGCTTTCGCCGGTCTCGATCCAAATGGGGATGCGAGAAGAACCGCCACTAGACCACGCTCGACATAAATAAATCTCACGTAATAATAAAATGGCTTACCAATTGCAGCCGGGTCTTAAGTTGGTTCAAAATCCAGCCGTTCCAGTAAACTGTGCGACGGAAGAGGTCTTTGTGTATCCTCAGCCCAGTACGTTGAATAATGGGTCATCTCGACCAAACACTATGTTGTATGGGACCGCACCTTTCATGGCTGGAAAGGGTGCACCAGCGGAATTCATAGAAACGAGCGATCAACTTCGCCCACAATCCACTTCTCGATTTAACAAAGTGCTCGCCAAAACGTACGAACAAAACTTATTCCCACTTCAAAATATGGAATGCAAAATTCCACTTCGTAGCGTAGGGTATGAACCAATGAGTACTCGATCCGAACTACAAAATGGTTTGTTTAATCAAAGATACTTAAATAAAAATATCAATAAGAAATAAGAATGGCTGATCCCATATCTGTCGCAGCTATCGCGGGGCTTGTCTACGCGGGTCGTAAGTTGAGTCAGCCAAAGGAGACTTATTTGATATCGCCAGCACCAACTCCAGCACAATTAGTCGCGAGTCCCAGTGTTGAACTTGTTAGAGAACGTCCAATTGAAAATTTAAAACCAACCAAGGTTCCCGTCGATAACATGGCGGTCGTCGCACCACAATTTAGATCGAGTGGCGAAGAAGTCCTCGAAATGAGAAACCGCATGAATGATTACAATCGAATGAATAACGTTTCTCCAGTGGAAAAGCGACTCGTGGGACCGGGTCTCGGTGTCGACCCAAATGTCGCGAGTTACGGTGGTTACCAACAGCTTTTGCGTGTAAACCCAGAAAACGTCGGTGCTTACAGAATGACCACACTCCCCGGTAGATCTGGCCCCGCGCAAGACGTGAGTGGTGGTCGACGCGGCATCGCGGGTGAGGTGGCACACAATAGACCCGAAAAGACGGCTTTCTTGCCGGAGCGCCTCCCGATGGCGTTTGGACGTGCACAAGGCATGTCTGGTCGCAC